AATAAAGCTCTACAACAAAACTGGTAGGACTGCACAAGAGTGGCAGGGGGTGCTCATATATGACATATTGGCACAGAATGAAGAAAAGCTGTGGACTCATACCAAATTTGGATATTCAGTGGCAAGACGTAACGGGAAGAATGAGGTTGTGGCTATAAGAGAGCTGTGGGGCTTAAAAAATGGTGAACACATCATGCACACAGCTCATAGAACCTCAACAACACATGCAGCTTGGGATAGATTACTAAAACTAGTTACAAAAGCAAAGCTGCAGATTAAATCATCTTACAGAGCGTTTGGAAAGGAACATATTGAACTAGAAAATGGTGGAAAAATTGAATTCAGAACCAGAACAGCGAAAGGCGGTCTGGGAGAAGGATTTGATTTGCTTGTAATAGACGAGGCACAAGAATATACAGATGATCAGGAATCTGCATTAAAGTATGTTGTATCGGATAGTAACAATCCGCAAACAATATATTGTGGTACACCTCCAACCCCAGTAAGCTCTGGAACAGTTTTCTTAAAACTAAGACAAAATGCCTTAGGCGGTAAAACGGTAAATACTGGATGGGCGGAATGGTCCGTAGACAAGAAAACAGATGTAAGAGATAAAGAAGCATGGTATCAGACAAATCCGTCTCTGGGAACAATCCTTACAGAACGAAAAATACTTGATGAAGTTGGGAACGATGATGACGACTTCAATATACAGAGACTTGGGCTGTGGCTAAGATACAATCAAAAGTCGGCAATAAGCTCTAATGAGTGGGCAGAGCTTCAAGTACAGGCAATGCCTAAACTTGTTGGAGGCTTGTTCTTGGGAGTTAAATACAGTAAAGATGGAACAAATGTTGCAATGTCTGTTGCATCTCGCACAGATGATGGACGAATATTTGTTGAATGTATAGATTGCAGACCAACAAGAGCAGGGAATAGCTGGATGATACCATTCATGATGAACCCAAATGTATATGACATAGTCGTAGACGGTGCTAATGGACAGCAATTGCTAGAAGAGAACATGAGAGAAATGAAACTCAAATCACCGCTGTTACCAACTGTAAAAGAGATAATAGTGGCGAATGCTGCATTTGAGCAAGGCATATTCAGTAAAGAAATATGTCATGCTGGCCAACCATCATTAGCACAAACAGTAAGCAACAGTGAAAAAAGAGCGATTGGCACCAATGGTGGATTTGGTTATAAGTCATTAGCAGATAACATTGAAATCGCTTTAATGGATAGCACAATATTGGCATATTGGCTATGCTCAGAAACTAAAATACATGAAAAGCAAAGAATTAGCTATTAATGCAGCCTGAAGAGGCTGCTTTTTAGATATTTACGGGAACCACCCGGTAAGTGGTAGAAAGGTAAGGTGGAACATGAGTGATTTTACACCGATCACAACACAGGATGAGTTCGATGCAGCAATCAGAGAGAGATTGAATCGAGCAGAACAGAAGTTTGCTCAGAAGTATAGTGATTATGACGAAATTAAATCAAATAACGCTACTCTTGAGGAAACTATCGCAACTCAGACAAAGCAGATTGAAGAATTTACTGAAAAGCAGTCCGGACACGAAAAGGAACTTGCAGAGTTGCACAATCGAATCAGCGTTTATGAAAAGAACGACATGAAGATTAGAGTTGCGCACGAGGCAGGTATTCCATATGAGCTTGCAGGTAAGTTATCAGGTGATGATGAAGATGCTTTGCGAAAGGATGCAGAAACTTTTAAATCTTTTTTAGGTAAGCCAAAAACACCGCCATTGAGGGATACAGAACCATCAGGCGGTGATATGAAAAAGGCTGCACTAAAATCAATGCTAGGTAATTTAAGAAAGGAATAAGAAACAATGGCAGAAACACTACAGATGGGAACAATGTTTGCACCAGAGGTGGTAGCAGATCTATTTAACAAAGTAAAGGGACACTCAACACTTGCTCAGCTATCGGGGCAGATTCCAGTAGCATTTACAGGAAGTGACATCTTCACATTCTCGATGGATAGCGAAGTAAATCTCGTTGGAGAAGGTGGCAAGAAGGGCGCAGGTGGCATTAAAGCTGAACCTGTTAAGATTGTACCGCTTAAGGTTGAGTACGGAGCTAGAGTATCTGATGAATTCATGTATGCATCAGAGGAGAAGCAGCTCGATATCCTAACTGCGTTTAACGACGGTTATTCCAAGAAGATTGCACGTGGTCTTGACATCATGGCAATGCATGGAGTTAACCCTAGAGATAAGCAGGTATCTTCACTAATCGGGACAAAGAGCTTTGATACTGCAACAGGTGTTACAAAGGTTGACTACATAGCTGGAACAGAAGAGGCTGTGCTTGAAACAGCAGCTGCAGCAATCGGTGAGTATGATGTAACAGGATTTGCTCTATCAAAGACATTTGGAAGTGAGCTTGCAAAGATTAAGGTAAATGGAGTGCCACAGTATCCAGAGTTTAGATTTGGTGCTAGCCCTGGTGCTCTTGGTGGCACTGCGTGCGATGTAAACAGCACAGTTTCGTTTGCAAACAAGGCTGTTGGATACGTAGGAGATTTTGCAAATGGGTTTAAGTGGGGATTTGCTAAGGATATTCCACTAGAAGTTATCCCTTACGGTGATCCTGACCAGACAGGAAAGGACCTCAAGGCATACAACCAGGTGTACCTCAGAGCTGAGACTTATATCGGCTGGGGAATCCTAGATCCATCCGCGTTTGCTAAGATTATTAAGAAGGACTAGTAACATGAGGTATAGAAACACAATAAGCGGAGAAGTTATTGAAGTCGATGCACCAATCAGCGGAGAATTCTGGGAAGATGCAGACGAAGCAGAAGCTAGAGAAGCTGCTGAAGAGGCTGATGCTGAGGATTCTGAAGAGGCTGAAACTGAAGATGATGAAGCTGATGAGCCTAACAAAAAGGGCGGAAAGAAGGCTTAGAAATGAGCAACTACGCAACTCTTGAAGATATCAACAAGATGTGGCGAAAATTGTTACCGAACGAGCAGGAGCGTGCAGAAGCGCTCCTGCCTATTGTTTGTGACACGCTTAGGCATGAGGCAAGCTTAACTGGAAAAGATTTGGACAAGATGATTGAAGCATCACCAATTCTAGGGAGCATTGCCAAGTCGGTGACAGTAGATGTAACTACAAGAATGCTACTATCATCTACAACGAATGAACCGGTGACACAATTCTCTCAATCGGCGATGGGATACACAACATCCGGGACGTACTTAGTCCCTGGCGGAGGACTATTCATCAAAGATGCAGAACTATCCAGGCTAGGGCTAAAAAGGCAGAGATTAGGAGTGATTGACATATATGGAGATTAAAGGAATTACCGTAACACTATATGAAAAGTTTGTTACAGGTAAAGATAAATTTGATACAGATATATATGAAGAGCATGCTGTCAACGTTGAGAATGTACTTGTTGCACCGGTAACATCTGATGATATCACAACAGAAAGATCAATTATGAGCGATAAGGTTATCTATAAACTAGCAATCCCAAAAGGTGATACACACATCTGGACGGATTGCCTTGTTGAATTTTTTGGAAAGAAATTCAAGGTTGTTGGAGAACCTATCGAAGGTATAGAAGAAATGCTTCCGCTATCGTGGAATAAACAAGTGCAGGTGGAATGTTATGACTAAGTTTCAGTTAAACAGAAGTGGTGTAAGAGAGTTATTAAGGTCTGATGAGCTTATGGCAGAGTGTAGTAAACACGCTAAAAGAATTCAGAGTAGATGCGGTGATGGTTATGAAATGACAACACATGTTGGAAAGAATCGTGTAAATGCATCTGTGCACGCAAAAACCATTAAAGCACGGAAAGATAACTCGAAAAACAATACACTTCTTAAAGCTATGAGAGGTTAATGATGGTTGAGTTAACAGTTTTTGAATGGCTGAAAAAGAAGTTACCTGGCATTAAGGTGTATATTGAAGAACCTAAAAATGCTGGTGATAAGTTTGTTCTAGTCGAAAAAACAGGAGGGACTGAATCTGTAGGGCTGAACTCTGCAACATTTGCCGTACAAACTTATGGGAAGACACGGTATGAAGCTGCAGAGCTGAATGAAAAGGTGAAGGAAGCCATGTATAAGATGGCAGGACCTGATAGTGTTGCAACTAAAGTTGAACTCAATTCAGATTATAATTTCACCGATTTAACGACTAAGAGATATAGATTTCAGTCAGTATACGATATTACTTATTACAATTAGGAGGAATACAAATGGCAACAAATGTAAATGCAGCATATGTTACTGCGGGAAAGCCAAAAGTAGGTGGAGCTATCTGGAGAGCGCCAGTAGGAACACCGATTCCAAGTGATGCAAAAACAGCACTTAATGCAGCGTTTAAGTCACTTGGATATATTAGTGATGATGGTGTTAAAAACGAGAACAAGCTAGATACAGATGATGTTAAGGCTTGGGGCGGAAACACCGTAGCATCTCTGCTCAAGGAGAAGACAGATAAGTTTGAAGTAACGCTCATTGAGGCACTTAATGTAGAAGTATTGAAAACTGCATTTGGTAGCAAGAATGTAACAGGAACATTAGATGATAAGGTAGTGATTAAATCAAACTCATCTGAAACAGAAGATGCAATCTATGTTATTGAAACGGTACTTAAGGGAGGCTATATCAAGCGCATTGTAGTACCTGCTGGAACGATTTCTGAAGTAGGTGAAGTTGAGTACAAGGACGATGCAGTAATAGGATATGAACTAACTATCACTGCAAAGCCAGATGGCTCTGAAAATACGCATTACGAATATATCGAGAAGGCATAAGGAGGTAAGTCATGGCAGAAAAGAAATATGTTAGCGGTGAAACTGAAAGTGGTTTTGTTTTCAACATCGAAGTAGAACGCTTGGATAACATGGAACTAATTGATGCACTTGCAGAACTCGAAGATGATCCATTGCAGATGTCTACTGTTATCAAATTGCTGTTGGGCAAAGAGGATAAAAAGAGACTGTATGATCATGTTAGGACGGATGAGGGCATGGTTCCTAGCGGACTAATCGAAAAAGAACTAGGCGAGATATTCACGTTATCACAAGAGCTAAAAAACTAATCTGCCTTGCTAGCTTCATTAATGTTGATGAGGATGCATTAATATGTGACTTTGTAGAGACTTATCATATATATGATTATCGTGCTCTCCCGGCAAGACTTGCAGCCAAGTTAGCAGCCGGATTAAAAGACTCAAGCAGAATAAAAACCAAAGTATCGGGACTAGTGGTAGCTCCCGATACTTTTTTATTAGCATCGATATTTGACATTGTAAATCTGCTGTTGTGGTCTCGCACAGAGGACGGAGAAAAGGGAAGAAATCGTCCTACAAGAATATCCGCCAATATGGTGAGTGAATTTACTGATAAAAAGGTAAATACTCACGAAACGCTTATATTTGACTCTGCAGAGGAGTTTGAGGCAGCAAGGGAAAGATTCAGGAGGGATAAATAAATGGCAACGGAATTAGGAAAAGCATATGTACAGGTTATCCCATCCGCAAAGGGCATTGGAGGGATGCTTAAAAAGTCGATGGGTGGCGATATGGATAGTGCTGGCACATCGCTTGGAAAAGGATTAGGAAGCAAGATAAAAGCAGCGATAATTGCCGCTGGAATTGGAAAAGTATTAAAAACTGCGATATTCGAGGGAGCAAAACTAGAACAGTCGCTAGGCGGTGTAGAAACACTATTTAAAGGGTCTGCTGGCCGAGTGAAGAAGTATGCGGCAGAAGCATATAGAACTGCTGGGATGTCAGGAAATGAATATATGGAGAACGTTACATCGTTTTCTGCAGCTATGATTAGTTCTTTGGGAGGAAATACCAAGAAAGCTGCCAAACTATCTAACCAGGCAATTACAGATATGTCTGACAATGCGAATAAAATGGGAACCGATCTCAGTATGGTTACTCAGACATATCAGTCATTGGCGCGTGGACAGTACCAGATGCTTGATAATCTTAAATTAGGTTATGGCGGTACTAAAGGTGAAATGCAGAGGCTTTTAAATGATGCTGAAAAGCTCACCGGTAAGAAGTACGATATCAGCAGTTTCTCAGATGTAACTCAAGCTATTCATGCTATTCAAACGCAGATGGGAATAACAGGCACAACAGCTAAAGAAGCGGCAAGCACCATATCCGGTTCGTTCAACATGATGAAAGCTTCTGCAAAAGACTTCCTAGGCAACTTAACGTTAGGAAGGGATGTAAGCAAGTCAATGGAGAACCTTGTTACATCAACCGGCACATTCCTCAGTAATCTATTACCAGCATTAGGGAATATCGCGAAGGGACTTGTAAATGTAATTGGCACTACATTTCCGCAGATGTTCAGTAAGATAGGTAATAGCCTTGGGGCAAGCATGCCAGGACTTATATCAAAGGGATTAACTATGCTTACCCAATTCACAGCAAGCTTAAGAAAAAATGCTGGAAAGTTTGTTAGCGCTGGTATGGAAATGCTCTTGAAACTAGCACAGGGATGGGCAAATTCTATGCCTGTGATGATACAAAAAATCCCACAGATAATAACCAATATTGCGGGCCTTATAAATGATAATGCTCCGAAGATAATGATAACTGGTGGGAAAATTATCATTACGTTAGTCAAGGGGTTAATTAATGCAATCCCTACATTGATAGCAAATATACCTCAAATATTGAGGGCGATGTGGAATGCATTTACAGCATTCAATTGGATGAGTCTAGGCTCAACTATGATAAGTGGCATAGCAGGAGCATTAAGAAGTGGAATTGGCTCACTGTTTAGTGCAGCACAAAGTTTATGTGTAACAATAGTTAACGCATTTATCAACTTACCTACAGTGCTATTTAATGCAGGTGCAACAGCAATTGTACACTTGATTCAAGGGTTTAGATCCGCTTGGGGAGTAATTACTAGTATTGGCGGTCGTATTGTTGTTGCTGTAATATCGGGACTTGTAAGTCTTGCAAGTCGTATGTGGAGTAGTGCAAAGAGTGCTGCGTCAAGAATGCTTAGCGCATTTAGAGCCGTAAGCTGGGGAAGCGTTGGCACACACATCATATCTGGAATAATAAGAGGTATTGCTGGCGCAGCTGGTAAATTATTTTCCTCGATGAAGAATCTTGCCTCGAAGGCGCTTTCAGCAGCTAAAAAGGTGCTGGGGATTAATTCTCCATCAAGAGTATTTGCTGCAGAGGTTGGAAGATGGATTCCTGCAGGTATAGCTGTTGGTGTAACCAAAAATTCAGGAATGTTAAGTAGTGTTATGGATGATACTGCAAAGAGTATGACATCTTCATTTAATCCAAATCTTGTACGTAATGCGCAGATTAGCTGGAGTGGAGCAACACAGAATAATGCTGCAAATCAAACAGGAAATGTTGTACAGAACATCAACATTTACCAGCCTGTAAAGACTCCTGGAGAGACGGCAGAAGCTATAAAGAATACAGCTAAGTATGCATTTGCGGGGGACTATATATAAATGAAAAATAAAGGATATTGTGTTAGAGCCATCCGTAGTGATGGCTTAATATTTAATTATGAAAATGATGATTGGATGATGACATCGCTTGAGGGAGCAGAGTTTCCACAAATTGAAGTATTTACTGAGGCTAAAGGAATTGGTGATGGTGATTTAATAACTGGGCGACGTAAAGGATCTAGAACAATAGAAGTTGCCACAGTTCCTAGAAATTATGATGATGGAGATTATCGAGAACTGCGTAGAGCGGCACTGTTCTTTCACAATCCAGCATTCACCTACGATGTTGAAATAACATACATGGGAGATGTCAAAATAGCAAAAGGATGTGCAATTAAAGGACTGACATTCCCAACAGAAAGGTATCGAAAAAATGCATCACTAAAAGTATCCTATCTATCGCCTTATGGCGAACTTTTTGCCGTTGGAGAAGAACAATCGAATTTATCTAGTGTAACAGCAAGATGGTCAGTTACAAGGGCTTATACACCAGGTAAGAAACTGTTGTACTCCACCGAAGATAGATCAGATAGTGTATTGATAGAATACGAGGGAACTGCAAAAACAAATCCTATTATTAAAATCATAGCAGATGGTTATGTAAAAGACTTAGTTGTAAAAGTTGGAGATGCAACATGTGTTGCGGAAGTAACTTTGAAAAAGGGAGATATCGTAAGCATTGATGGTTCCAAAGCATACGCAACACTAAATGGTGAGATGATAAAGAGTCCTGTGGACTATAGGAAATTGAAGCTTATACCAGGTGTAAATTTGATATCGATAACATCACCGAGTGGTACAGCATTTAAGTCTAAAATCACATATACAGGAAGGTATGATGGCATATGATCAACTTTTATGACAAAGCTATGAATCCACTGGAGCCAATTGAGTTTATCGAAATCACATGGAATAGAAAGTGGAATGAAGCTGGGGATTTTACGATATACACCATTGCAAGTGAATGGAATGACAAAATCAAATATGTAAATATAGATGGTCGTCCAGAAACTGGCATTGTAAAAAAGACTGTTATTGAAGAAAAAATAGAGGGAACCTTTGTTACTGTAAAAGGTTATTTTCTAGAAAAACTGCTAGACCTTGTACAAGCAAGAGAAGACAGCAACGCATTTGCAAAAGCAGCAGATCACACAGAGTGGGAATTCTGGGTAAGCCTCGAAATAGATGCACACGTTCTAGCCAACAATGTAATTGGGTTAACACATCAACCTAGACCATCATTTCTTGGAGGTATTCACCCGGCAGACGGAAGTCCTTGGCCAGATGAAGTCGACCTTTCTATAAAGCAGGGTGACAACATAGGGGAAGCTCTACGCAATTACCTATTGCTACACAACATGTCTCCGATAATTGAAATCAGGAAGTGGCCACTCGCATCTGAACTAGACAAGTGGCTAAAGAATCCAGATGAACCGCATTTCACTTATCTTGTTGGACCTAAAGTAGGACGAGATTTAAGCGATAAAATTATTTTTGGTAAAGGCTACGAAAATGTATCAAGAGTTGAATATCAATATGATGATAGCGATGCGTTCCCATATTATCAAATCTTCCAAACTATGGAGACAACAGGATTCGCAAATGAAGCAATAATCACAGATGAAGGGGGCAATAGCAGGGGTAGAATTACAGAATTCTATATCGATGAGAACAACAGACCGATAGATGTAGATTATTACCCTAAAAAAGTAATTGAGGGTAACGTGTCAGGGATTGAACTTAAGCCTGTGAACGAAGCACAAATAAGAGAGCAAATGCGACAGCAAGCCAAAGTTGATATGCTTAATCATTATAAGCAAGAAACAATAGTAGCAGATATTATTCAGAATAATATTTATTATCTAGATGATTATGATATCGGCGATTTATGCAGTATCTCATTTGATGAAATTGAACAAACATTCAAAGCTCGAATTGTAGAAGTTAACGAAACGTATAGCAAAAACAGACTGGAATTAAAGATTACATTTGGTACACCTAGAAAAGCTAAGTATATTCCGGTCAGCATATAGGAAGGAGGGCATATGATAAGTTATCCATTTATATCAAAAACTACACCATCTGATCCATATGGAGATAGAGCAATCGACCACAGGATGGAACGCACATTTAATAAAATGTGTTGGAGTAATGGTGTGTTTATGACAAGTGCAGATGGCAGTAATTTGCAGGTTGTAGCAAACGGAGGAATGACAGTAGGGGTGATGCCTGGAGGCTGCCATATTGAAGGTACAAGAGGTTACGAGCAAAACAAAAGGATTATATCTATCAGTGTTGCACATACCTCGCTAAAGAGGATAGATAGAATTGTTGCAAGAATGGATGATTCTGATAGTGTAAGAAGCATTGAGATTTATAAAAAGGAGGGCGTATCATCTACGACTCCAACAGCACCTGAACTTGTGAGAGAATCAAACTATTACGAAATTGCCCTAGCGGATATATATGTAATGCCGGGCGCAACAGAGATAACCAATGCAAATATTGTTGATACAAGATTGGACAGAGAACTGTGCGGGATGGTGATTCCAGCATTTCCTACTCCTCTTAATCTTGAGTCAATATCTAATCAGTATGTAAGTTTGTTACAAGCAGCAGTAAGTGGAACCGCAGCGGGCAATTTACAAAACAAAATAGATAAATTGAGAACAGATGTGAGCAATGCGAATATTAGTATGACCGATGTGCACATCAACAATGCATCGTTAGAGTCTGAACTCATTGCCTACTTCGGTAGCAACATAAGAGTATAGGAGGTAAAACATGATAAGTCTTAACAACACACTTACAGCCATCATGGAAAAGTTTAAAAGCATTGATGAGGCGGATATAGGTGTCAGAACAAAGGTTATAACCAAAACGTTCAACGTAAAGAAAGGTATAAACTCCCTAGGCAGTATCGGTATCGAGGTGGATAAAATCGTATCAATTAGTGGAGCGGTACAGTATGCGAATTATACTTTGCCATTATCTTATCCAATGCTTAACTATGGTAGCGGAGGATATATCGAGTGGGGATTAGCTGCACTTGTTCGCTCCGGGAATCTTGAACTTATATCAGGAGCCGAATGGAACAACTGTAAAGTTAAGGTTGTTATCTCCTATGTGGGGGGGGTAAAGCTCTGTAAATTCAAGGTTTTCAAGCGCTTTGCAAAATTAATAAAGATGGGAGGTGTCGCATAATGATATCTCTCAACAAATTTATGGCAGAAGTAAAGAATAAGCTGAAGAGGCTTGAAGATAAGAAATACGTAAAAGATAACCTATCTTTGAATGGGACTTGGACCGCACCGTATGATGGAATCGTTACTTGTAACGGAAGAGCAAGTGCTGCGGGTGCATATTTTTTTTGCAAAGATGTTACAGATGATGAATATGTTGGAATGTGCACAATTACGAGGAGCCAGGACTATGGGTCGGTTTGTTTTGCCGTGATCAAGGGACACAAATACAGCTTTACGCAAGGCTATTGGAGTGAGCCTCGAAACATGTACATTCATCAGAATTAGGAGGAGCTGACATTGATAGACTGGACAAGTATAGTTGTAGCTTGCGTATCGGCACTAGGAGCTGGGGGTGGTTCGCTTTATGGAATCCGCAAATCAAGCTGTCTAACTGATTACAAGATAGACAAGCTGACCGAAGAAGTTCGACTTCACAATGATTTTGCACAAAGAATTCCTGTTATAGAGGAACGACTCAAGGTGGTGAATCATCGTCTTGATGATTTGGAAAAAAATAAATAAGTTAGTTAGCCGAGCGAAAGCTCGGCATTTTAATTGTCTGAAAGGAGAAAAGAAAAATGAATTTAGAAGTTATATCAAAACTATTTATCCCAATGGTGCTCGTACTGTGCCTCTGCCTGGGATACTTAATGAAGAACTGGATGCCAGCAGATAACAAGATAATCCCAACAGCACTATTCGTCATAGGCGCTATCTGCGGTGTTATCTGCCTAGGCGTCAATTTCGAGGCGCTTGTAAGAGGTGGATTAACAGGGCTAGCCTCTACTGGATTGCATCAATCATTTAAGCAATTCATAAGCAATCCAAAGGTTGGTGGTGAGTTCAATAAAATGAGCAGTGCAGAGCTGCATGAAGAACTAGACCCTGTAGATGCACCGTTAGAAAATGTGGAGGGATAATCATGGCAACAGGCAATCAAGTAATTAATTATGCTCGCCAGTTCCTTGGCGAAGGATCTGCAAGATTTAGCGATTGGTATTATGGGTCGCAGAAATACCGTGCGTGGGCATGGTGCAACGTGTTCGTATCATATGTACTGCAACACTGCGGAGTGAATTTTCAGAAAACTGCATACGTTCCAAACGCGGAAAGCTGGATGGACTCGCATTATAAGTGGGTCAAAATGAGTGAGGCGCAACCAGGCGATGTGATTATTTTCTGCTGGAGCGGAGAGGGTAATAACAGCGGCCGTGGTTCAAGAGATCATATAGGATTCCTCGTTGCTAATAATGGTAATGGTACTTTTACGACTCTTGAGGGCAATACCAGTGGTAGCAGAGTAGCTATAAGGACGAGGTCAGCCAAGAATATCCGTAAGATATTCCGGCCAATATATGACGGTGTATCAGCTCCAACAACCTCCGTACCAACACCCGCGCCAGCTCCACAAGTAAGTGACAAGGGACTAGGAATGTACACTGTAAACGCACCGCTAAACTGTAGGAGTGGTGCAGGAACAGGGTACTCTGTGATACGCACATATCCAGCAGGCACACCTATTCGAGTGCTCAAGATAGAGAACAACTTCGGCTATAGCGCAGGTGCGGGTGGTTGGCTGTGTATGGACTTTTTGAGACCGCAATCAGGAGCAGCGAGCGCACCTGCAGTAAGTAGCTCTGGTCGTCCTCTAGGAATGTATCACGTGAATACATCTAGCGGACTAAACGTAAGGTCAGGACCTGGTACAGGTTATAGACGTGTAAACTTCTTGAAGAACGGAACCCCGCTCCGCATATTGAAGGTAAGCGGTGATTGGGGTTATTCCAAGGGCGCAGGTGGCTGGGTACACCTGGGCTATTGCAGAAGAGGTTAAGACTATGAGTATATTCAACGACATAGCTGTGTTCTTTAGCGAAGCACATTACACAGCCGTGCTAGACGCAATAGGTTGGATTATGCTATAATCATCTTGAGAGAACCGCATTGATTGCGGTTGAGGGGCAATATACATACAGGTATTGCCTTTTACTAACAAAGTGCTATACGCACAGTAGTGTTAATGGATCGGGCAGTGTGTTGCCCTACCGTGTACACGTGAGTCGACAGATTGAGAGGGTAGCTCCCTCTCTTTTTTTATCTTTAAAATAAATTGCGCACAATATGTAACACACCTTGTAACACACCAATAACGATAAATATCGGTAAATATTG